CGAGATGCTTCGGACCTCGACTGTAGCCAAGGCCTTGCGGCTGCCGATGACCGCTGTCTCGTCGGACGTGACGTCGTAGTACACGCACGGGAGGCCCTCGGCCTGGAGCCTCGAGCCAAGGGCGATCCGCCCGCCGACCGCGGTGCTGAGGGCCGTGCCGGGCGTGCCGGTCGTGAGCATCGAGTACACGGCCTTCTCGATCACTCGACCACCTCCACCACCCGGACGATGGCGGTGCGGTGCTTGTTCTTCATGTCCTGGATGGCCACGATGCTGCAGACCCGGCCGTTGAACGCCACCCGCCACCGCTCGGTGACGCCGTAGCGCTGCAGGGTCGGCCAGCGGCAGACCAGGTCAAAGGTGCGGATGACGGCCGGGCCGCCCCCCCACTCGCCTTCGACGGCCCCGACGTCGCGGACCTCGGCCCGGACGTACGTCTTGGTCGCCCAGGACGGGTTGGGACGGCCGAGGGCGTCGGTGGTGTCGGTGGGCTGCATGATGCCCACGACGGTGTTGAGGAGGCCGCAGGCGATCATCGGAGGGCACTCCGCACGCTGCGGGCCTGCAGGATGACCTCGGCCGAGAACGGCACGGGCCGCAGGTCGACTGGAGCCGCCGCCTCCACGTTGGTGTACCAGTGAGCGACCAGGGCGATGCCGGCCTGCATCAGGTCGTGCGGCACGGCGTTGCCGAAGCCGCACGTGTAGGTGATGTCGACGGTGCCCTCGTCAGCCGTCTCGTCGGTGTCGAAGACGAGCATGGCCAAGGGCCCGTCGGTGTACCGCAGCTTGTAGTCCGCCGCGGCCAGCGTCGAGGCCACGCCGTCCTTCTCGTACGCCACCGAGGTGATGGTGACGCTCGGAGCGCCCGCGATGAGGCAATCCTTGAAGGCGGTGAGGTACTGGTGTTTGGTCGACGTCCCGAGCGTGAGCCCGGTGCGGTGCTCGATGTAGTCCTTGGCCGCCTTGACGAGGCGCGCAAGCTCCGCGTCGTCCTCACGGATCTCGACGCGCAGTGCCTGCCGGAGGTTGTCGAGCGGGATCCAGAGCATGGGAAACCGGGGGCGAGGCGGGAAGCCCCGCCCCCGGGAGGTAGAAAGGAAGTCGAATCACTCGGACTGGACGAACGTGATGCCCGCGAACGCCTCGGGCAGGGTCACGTGGAAGTCGTAGCGGGCGTAGGTGAACAGGTTGACCTGCAGGTTGGCGGAGCCCGAGTACGGGTCGACCAGCATGGTCATGCCCTGACGCTCGAACAGCGTGGCGTAGTCAAGGTTGCCGACCATGACGCGGGTCTTGTTGCCCGTAGCAATGGCGGTCTGGTCGATCTGCTGGCTGATCGTGTAGGGAATGCCGTAGATGGTGCCCGGGATGCCGCCGGTGAGGTCCTGGGTGGGCCCGACCTTCCAGACGTACTCGTTGTCGCCGGAAGTGCCGCTCGAGGAAATCTTGACCTTGCGGATGCTCTTGAGCGCATCATCGTCCAGGATCCACCGGAAGTTGCCGGTGCGGTACTGCGGCTTCACCTTGTGGGCGCAGTCGATGAGGTTGTCGCCCGTGATGTTGGCGTACTTGTTGCCGCCGGTGATCTTCTGGCTGGCGGTATGCGCGGCGATCATCAGGCCGTTCGTCCACGCATCGGTCACGCCGCCCTGCACCATCGCCTTCTCGAGCAGGATGTTCATCGACGTGGCCTGCTGCCGCATGATGTACCCTTGCATGTCGGGGTTGCCGACCGCGTCGGCGAGGGCCTCGATGCTGACCACGTTCCGCGTCACGACCTTCTTGGGGTCGACCGTGATCTGGGTGGAGAACGTCGGGTCGGTGCCGGAAATCGAGCTGCCTTCGGTGATGAAGTTCGACGCCGGAAGGGACCCGCCGATCGGGATCTTCTTGTCTCCGTCAACGCTGACGCGGCTGACCTGGCCGACCAGCGTGACCGGGTCGTACAGCTTCTCGATGATCTGCTTGTACATGTCGGACGGCACACCGATGTTGCTGGTGGAGGTCGCGATGGCCCGGACTTCCGAGATGTTGCCGGTGCGCAGGTAGTTCCAGAACGCAGCACGGTACTCCGGGGTCGCGGTCACGTCGGACCCGCCGAGGCGGGCGAGCGGGGCCGGGGCGCTCCGCAGCTGGGCGTCGTTCGCCTTGGTCGCCAGCTGCTCGATCCGCTTCCAGCGGGCCGAGTCCTGGGCGGACAGCTCGAGCTCGACGGCCCGCTTGTTGAGGGCGTCGAAACGCTCCTCCACCTCGGCCGCCGACCAGCCTTCCTTGTTGTCGTTCACCTTCCGCATCTCGGCGGCGATGCTGCCGAGCTCGTGGTGGATGCTCATGGTTGCCATAGTTCGATGCTCCGAATTTGCAGCTCGCGGGCTCGTCGCACGCGGGCGTCGTTGTTGGTTGACCTCAGGGCCGCTTCCGTTTGCGGATAGGCGGCCTGGATGACTACGGACACCTCGACGAGGTCGACGTCGAGAAGTGTTCTGGTGTTGCCCCGCCACTCGTCCTTGCGGACCGAGAAGCCGAAGGACATCTGGCCGTCGAGGTCGCCCCGCTCGAGGAGCGTGCGGACGTCGCGGCCGAGCGTGGTGTCGGGAAGGTCGGCCTCGAAGCGGAGGCCCTTGGCGTCGCTGGCGAGGCGGAGCGTCTTCGACGTGCGGCGGGCGAGCAGCTGCCCGGGCTCATGGTTGTAGAGCAGCAGCACGTCGGGGTTCTCGAGCAGCGTCCGGTCGAACGCCCGCGCGTCGATCCGCTCGATGAACTTCCCGCGGGCCCCGTAGAGTTCCTGGCTGTCGACGCCGAAGACGGCGGCGTAGCCGGTGAGGGTGTTCCCCTCGCGGGCGACCGGGGCAAGGCGACGTTCAACCCGTAAAGTCATTGACGCTCCCCGCCGTCTGGCTGGTGTCATCGCCGGCGTTGGTGGTGCCGCCGCCTGCGCCCATGTTCTTGGCCAGGATGAAATCGTTGCCGTCGGCGACAGGCTCGAGGTCGAGCCATCCACGCGCCTCGTTGCGGGTGATGATCGAGGCTTCGACGCCGGCGCGGATGGCGGCCATCGTCTCGGCAAGGGTCGGGCGCACGACGGCGTCGTAATCCCAGACCACGCGGCCGACGCCGCCCATGACCTTCCGGCGGTATTCCTGTGCCCATTGTTCGGCCCAGTGCGAAAGGCACGCATCGACGTACATCCGCAACAGCGCTTCCATGCCCCCGCCGGGTCCGCCGGTGAGGTTCAGGTAGGGGCTGGGGACGCCGAAGATCCGGGCGATTTCCTCGACGGTGAAGTTGGACGCCTCGACGTACACGCTGTCCTCGAGCGTGCCGCCGATCGTCTCGACCTTCATGCCCTCGGCCAGGACGATCGGCCGGCCGGCGTTGTCCGCGCCCGCGTGCCGTTCCATGTAGGAGTTAGCGATCCGCTGCTGTGCCTCGGGGCTGAGCGGTCCCGGGTGCACCAGGGCGATCTTGGGCACGCCGGCGTTGCCGAAGACTGCGTTGCCGGTACGGGCGAGGTTCTGACCGAGCGAGAACGAGTCACGAGCGGTGCGGATCGGCGATTTGCCCCAGATGCCGTCCGAGCCGAGGGCCTTCACGTGGAAGACCTCCTCGGGCTCGATCAGCCCCATGCGGCCGTGGCGATAGCGGATTGTCCCGCCGGTGGTGTCGAGCGAGATTTCCTCGGGCAGCAGCAGCTGCAGCTCGACCGCCTGGCCGCGACCGTCGCGGGCCACGTAGGCGAACGCGTTGCCGTACAGCAGGACGTTCACCATCATCGCCCTGCGGAACTCGAACTGCGTGTGGTAGCGCGAGGGATCGCCCTCGAGCAGGTCGCCCGCGCCTCCCTCGACGCGGGCGCCCAGCCGTGCGATGTCCCCACTGATCAGCTGCACCGCGCGATATGCGGCGGCGATCCGCAGGGCGCCTTGCTCTGTGAGGTCGGGCGCCGCTGCGGACGAGATGGGCCACCATCCGAACGTCGAGACGCTCGGTGCCGATCTGCGCTGCAACGTACCGCGAAGCCAGTTGAGCATCGCGCCCCCGGACACAGGATGTAGCCGCCCCCACGGAAGCTACTGAATGCCCGAGGCCTCGTACACCGATGGCGGACGACCTGCCTCGAGCGAGTACGAGTGTACGGCCATCAGCCCCGCCATCAAGGGGTCAATGCATTTCCGGCCAGATTTTACCGGCCGCAGGTTCCCGTTGTTGTCGTGCCACACGTCGACGTCGGCGCATGCTCTCCTAAATATTTCGTCCGCTTGGAACACCATGCGCTTCGACACCCAGTAGTTCTGGAACACCTGGCACGCCGGCCCCAGCGTCGAGATCGTCATCGGGTACTCGACGAGCGGGACCGCATCTTGATGGACTAAACACTGCGCGAGGTACGTCGAGCCCCACTTGTCAAACGCCACCTTGCGGACGTCAAACAGCGCCCGCCACGCCGCGACCTGGTCGCGGATCGCCTGGTAGTCGACCTCGCGGCCGGGCGTCAGGCAGATGCGGCCCTCCGATTCCCACCGCCGCAGGGGCATGGCGTACTCCACCTCGCGGTCCCGGGCGCTCTCCTTCGGCCACCAGTACTTGCCGACGATGGCCAACCGGCCGTCCATGAGGGGCACGCAGGCCACCAGGGCGCTCATGTCGAAGCTCTTCGACAGGTCGAGCCCGAGCCACGCCGGACGCCCGCGTAGGGCCTCGAGCTCGACGGCGTCGGCCGACCAGTAGTCCATGTTCAGCCAGGCCCCGGTGCCGTACTGCGGGCGGCACAGCTTGTAACGGGCAAACTCGTCTTGCTTGATCTTCGACACACTGCAGGACGCCCACAGATCCCTGGTGCCTTGGATAGTTGGCTGCACCGGAAGGCCCGGCAAAGCCTTCGGCCACACCGACTCGTCAGCCAGCTCGTCCGCCTCATCAATACCCCACAACCAGTATTGGTTGGCGTCGAGCTGTAGCCGGCCCTCAAGCACGGCCTGCCCGGTCTTGACTTCGTCGGCGTACCAGTTGTCGGGGTTGCTGCCCGGGGTCGAGATCACCACTCCGAGCGTCTCTTTCCGTTTGGCTCCAGTAGTGGTCAGCTTGGTGGCAAAACGCCCCCGCCATTCGTGGGCCTCGTCGCCGATCCACAGGCTTGGGTTCAGGCCGTCAAGGCTCTTCTCGCTCGAGGTCAGGGCCTGCAGGCGGCAGTCCTGGTCCTTCCGCTCCACCGTGTACTGCCTCGGCTCAAGATCCCCTCCTACCCGACGGCTCATTGTCTTGGCGGTGTTCAGCAGCGTGGTCGCCTGGTCCCGCTTGTTGGCGATGATGTCCACCCGCCGGCCCGGCCCCGTCGTCAGGTCATACAGGGCGACGGCGGCCAAAAACGTTGTTTTACCCGCTCCACGACCGACCTGAATCACGGCAAACCTAGTGCGGCGGGTACCGGTGTCCTTCCGCTTCCAGCCGTAGAGCCCGGCCACCACCCACAGCTGCCAGTCGAGCAGCTCGTAGTCCTGGTCGTGGTCGTCACCCACCAGGCCACACCCGCGACAGAACTCGGCCACCCGCTCGACCTGCTTCCAGTCCATGACCAGGTCGGGCCGCTCGAGGTCCGCCGCCCACCGATCGGCCGCCAACCGCACCCACCGACCGGCCGGAACCTTGCCCGACCGGATGCCAGCCACGTACCGCGACACCCGAACGCGGGCGGTCGACCGGCGTTTTTGCGTCAATTTCGGGGGTGAAAGGGTCGTGCGCATTTTGCTGAG